CGTCGCCAGCTTGCAGCTGCGCATGGCGTCGGTGTACTGGCCCAGGAAGTGGTAGCCACCCCCGGCGGCCAGCTGCGTCGGGCCCTCCGTGTGCGGGCCGTTCGCCGCGACCCAGGCGTCCCACCCGGCCTCGCCGCCGTTCCGCGGGTCGACGTCGAAGACGAGCAGCCCCGAGGCCTTGCCCGCGGCGACGCCGATGTTCATCGACGGGTCGCGCGCCCACCACTTGGTGATCTGCTCCGGGTCCGTGGTCGCGTCATGCACCCCGTGCGCCGTCGCCGGGACCTTGCTGTTCGGTTGCAGCGGCAGCACCGGCCAGCCCCAGCTGGCGTAGCGCAGCGCGGCCTCAAGCATCAGGTTTTGGGTCGTCATCCGCCCGCAGCTCCCCCTTGGTCCTGACCTGGATCTCATACTGCCGCGCCATGGGCGGCCGCTCTCCCCACTTATAGACCACCTGCGGCCACACCCCGAGGGCGTCGGCCAGGCGCTTCACCCCGCCGTACCAGCGGACTGCCTCCTCTGTCTTCAACGTGTTTTCTCCTCAGTGAGACGAAGTGGGTTGACACCCTAATCGAAATGGGCTTAGCCTTGCAACACTCCCCGACCGGCGCGGTGCCACCTGGGGCATAACGAGAGGAGCCAGCGATGGCCATCCAACTGAAATCCAGCGGCGATGTCGCCGTGCAGCAGGTGCGCCTGCTCGTCTACGGCCAAGCCGGGGCGGGCAAGACGTCACTGATCCCAACCCTCCCCGCCCCCGTGATCCTGTCCGCCGAGGCGGGCCTGCTCTCGATCGCGGGATCCAACCTGCCTTTTGTGGAGATTAACTCCGTAGAAACCCTGCGCGAGGCCTACCAGTGGCTCACCGAGTCCAGCGAGGCCGCGCAGTTCCAATCCGTCGCCCTGGACAGCATCAGCGAGATCGCTGAGGTGGTCCTGGCGAACGAGAAGGCCACGGCCAAAGACCCGCGTCAAGCCTACGGCGCGCTCCAGGATGTGATGGGTGGGATCATACGAGCCTTCAGGGATCTTCCTGGGAAGTCTGTGTACTTCACGGCGAAGCTTGAAAAAAGTCAGGACGAGATGGGCCGGATCCTTTATTCGCCCTCGATGCCCGGCGCCAAGCTCGGGCAGCAGCTCCCCTACTTCTTTGACCTGGTGCTCCCGCTGCGGGTCGAGAAGGACGCCGAGGGCAACACCGTGCGCTCCCTCCAGTGCCAGTCCGACGGCCTGTGGACCGCCAAGGACCGCTCCGGCCGCCTCGCTCCCTGGGAGCCGGCAGATCTGGGCCATGTGATCCGCAAGATCCAGGGAGGTGCGTGATGGCTGAGGAAAAAGATCAGGAGCACTGGCCCAGCGGCGAGCAGTTCCTGAAGGCCCTAGAGGCGGCGGACCCGGTGAACAGCCCGGAGCATTACAAGGCCGGGGGCATCGAGTGCATCGACGCCATGGTCCAGGTCTTCGGCGAGGAGGCCGTGCGCACCTACGCCAGGATCAACGCCTTCAAATATCAATGGCGCCACCGCTACAAGGGCAAGCCTGAGGAGGACCTCGCCAAGGCCGCTTGGTACACCCGTTTCGCCGATGGCGACGACCCGCGGAAGGAGGACAAGCAATGATCCCGACCAATCAAAGCGCCGAGCAAATCAAGCACGAGGCCATCGATCGCGTTGCCGAGGGTCGCGCTGATTACATAGAGAGCGCGATGCAGGCAGCCAGGAGGCACTTAGCGAGGCATCCGATGATCAGCAGCGCGGTGATTAAAGAAATGACGCCTGTGCCTGAGGGCATGGAGCCGCGCGTTCTTGGGGCCGTGCTGCGCAAGCTGGTGAAGGAGGAAAACCTAGTGCTTTTGTACTACACGAGTTCCGACGATCGCCGGTCTCATTGCCGACCGATCGCGGTATGGGGGAAAGAACAATGATCCCGACCGATGAAGAGCTCCGCGCTCACTACGCCGGCATGGCCATGCAGGCCCTGATCGACAAGCTGGACGGGGACTGGTCCAGCGAGCCGCGGGACAAGGCCTACCGGATTTCTAAAACGTCATTTGAAATTGCACGCATGATGGTAATCGTGCGCAAGGAGACCGAGAAGGAGTTCGCGCGATGAGCGACATCGACAAGCTGTGCGCAGACTGGCTGCGCGCGAAGGAAGAAGAGGCCCTGGCAGTCGCCAAGCGCCGCGGCCTGGAGGATGAGCTCCACGAGCTCCTCGCCAACGCCTCGGGCAACGGCGACGCCCAGGGCACCCGGGCGACGGCACGTCACAAGATCCGCGTGACCGAGCGCCTGAACCGCCGCATCGACGCCGACCTCCTGCAGGAGATCGCGGCCGAGCACGGCGTGACCGAGCACCTGGGCTCCCTCTTCCGCTGGAAGCCGGAGCTCAACGTGAAGGCCTGGAGCCAGGCCGACGCGAGCATCACCCTGCCCCTGTCTGGGGCTATCACCACCAAACCTGGACGTCCGTCCTTTTCCATCGAGGAGCTCTAACCATGGCACAACTACCGCAGGCTTTTTCCGCAGCTGAGCTGCCCCAGTCTGACCGCAGCTACGACCCCATCCCGGAAGGGTGGTACGACGTCGAGATCAAGGGCGCCGAGCTGCGCACCACGAAGGCCGGCACGGGCCAGTACATCGCCGTGCGCTACGACGTCACTGGCCCGACCCACGCCGGGCGCGTGGTGTACGGGAACCTCAACGTGAGCAACCCCAACCCCAAGGCGGAAGAGATCGGCCGCCAGCAGATGGGCGAGCTCATGCGCTCCATCGGGCTGCCCGTGCTCCAGGACACTGACCAGTTGGTCGGTGGCCGCCTGTCGATCAAGGTCTCGATCCGCAAGAGCGAGCAGTATGGCGACAGCAACGACGTCAAGGGCTTCAAGGCCGTAGTCGGCGGCGCCGCACCGGCAGTCGCCGCGCCTTCTGCACCTCAACCCGCCGCGGCCCCTGCCCCGGCAGCCGGCTCGGCCCCGCCCTGGGCCCAGCGGTCATGAAGATCCCGCCCCCGCAACACACCATCGCAGCGCTCGTGGACAAGCACCACGAGTCGCTGCAGGAGCGCCCCCGGCCACACCTGGGGGCGTCTCAGCTGGGGCATCACTGTGAACGCTGGCTGTGGCTCAATTTCCGGTGGGCCATCGCCGAGCGTTTTCCGGGGCGGATACTGCGCCTCTTCCGTCGCGGGCAGATGGAGGAGGACACGATTATCGCCGACCTGGAGGCCATCGGGATTCAGTTTGAGTCCACCCAGGCGCGGGTGAAGTTCGGCTGCCACGTCTCCGGCTCCGCCGATGGCGTGATCCGGGAGGGCGTGCCTGGGGCCGAGAAGAAGCGCCACGTCGCCGAGTTCAAGACCCACAACAAGGCCTCGTTCAACGCCCTGGAGAAGAATGGCGTGCAGGAGTCCAAGCCGCAGCACTGGGCCCAGATGCAGGTCTACATGCTCGGCCTGGGGATCGACCGCGCGCTCTATGTGGCCATCTGCAAAGACGACGACCGGCTTTACGCCGAGCGCGTGCGCCTCGATGCGGACGCGGCCCAGGCCCTGGTCGAGAAGGGGAAGCGCATCGCCCTCTCCGAGCGCATGCCGCCGCCCCTGTCGAAGGATCCGACGCACTGGCTGTGCAAGATGTGCGCGGGCCACGCCTTCTGCCACGGCGATGCCGAGCCCGAACGCAACTGCCGCACCTGCGCCCACGTTGTGCCCACCGAGGGCTCGACCTGGCTGTGCAACATGCACGGCAACCAGGAGATCCCGACCGACTTCCAGCGCGTGGGCTGCGACGAGTATTGGCAGATTGAGGACCTGCACAAGGAGCACCGTTGATGCTTAGAAACTATCAAAAGTTCGCAATCGATTTACTCTATCAATGGTTCCGGGATAACCCCTCGGGGAACCCGATCCTGGAGCTCCCGACCGGGTCCGGCAAAAGCTGGATCGTGGCCCAGCTGTGCCGGGACGCGCTCGACAACTGGCCCGAGACCCGGGTGCTCATGCTCACGCACCAGAAAGAGCTCATCGAGCAGAACGCGGAGAAGCTGCGCCTGGTCTGGCCCGACGCCCCCATGGGCATCTACAGCGCCGGGCTCAAGCAGCGGGATATCGACGCCATCACCTTTGCCGGGATCCAGTCCGTGCGCGACCGTGCGCCCGACCTAGGGCACATCGACGTCGCCATAATCGACGAATGTCATCTCGCGAACAACGACCCCAGGGGCGGCTACAGGAAGCTCCTGGGGGCCCTGGCTGAGATCAACCCGGCACTGCGCGTGATCGGGCTCACGGCGACGCCCTACCGCCTCGGCCAGGGCTACCTAACCGAGGGCAAGGACGCGCTCTTCGACGACATCCTCCGGCCGACCACCATCGAGGGCCTGGTGCATGACGGGTTCCTGGCCCCGCTCCGGAGCAAGGCCACCGAGCTCAAGCTGGACGTCACCGGGGTGAAGAAGACCGCCGGGGAGTACAACGCCAAGGAGCTGGAGGCCCGGGTCAACACCGACCTCAACAACTATGAAGCCGTGCGCGAGATCCTCAAGATCGCCGACGCCACGGGGCGGAAGTCGGTCATTGTCTTCTGCGCCGGGGTCGAGCATGCCCACAGCGTCGCCGATATGTTCAACGAGCTCGGGCAGCGCGTGGGCACGATCGTCGGCACCACCCCGCCCGAGACCCGGGCGAGGATCATCGAGCTGTTTCGCTCTGGCGAGCTGCGCTTCGTGACCAACGCCAACGTCCTGACCACGGGCTTCGATGCCCCGGGGGTCGATATCGTCGCCCTCCTGCGGCCGACCATGTCGCCCACGCTGTACGTCCAGATGGTGGGCCGCGGCATGCGCGTGGCCGAGGGCAAGGAGGACTGCCTGGTCCTGGACTTCGCCGGCAACGTGGCCAACCACGGTCCCATCACCGCCGTGGAGCCGAACAGGAAGGGCGGCGGCGGGAAGCCCACGAAGACCTGCCCCGAGTGCGATGAGATCATGGGCGCCGCCAGCAAGGTCTGCCCGCACTGCGGCTATGAGTACCCCGAGAAGGAGCGCGAGGAGAAGGACCCGAACTGGGCCCTGGGCGACGAGGACATCATGGGCGCCGGGCGTAAGCAGCGGAGGCTGCGGGGCTGGGTCTGGCGCCGGCACATCAGTAAGGCCTCGGGTAAGGAGATGGTCAAGGTCAGCTACTACGGGGAGAACCTGTCCGACCAGGCCGTCACCGAGTACCTGCCCGTGCTGCATGAGGGCTATGCCCGGGACAAGGCCTGGAGCCTCCTGACCCAGATCGCCGAGCGCTCGGGCGCCTACCTGGGCGCGATCCACGACCTCGACGACCTGTGCGTGGAGATGAACGGCAGCAAGCCCCCGCAGCGCATCGAGTTCGTGAAGAGCGGGAAGTTCTTTGAGGTGAAGCGGAGGATCTGGGATGCGGACATGGAAGAGCTTGCTGTCGCATCGTGACGACAAGCGCTACGTCAAGATCATCGTGGACGGCTTCCCTGGCCCTGTGCGCGGCGCGCTCATGCGTGGCTGGGCCCAGGCCTGGGAGGCTGGGGAAGCCGCTGAGCCGGCTCCTGTGAAGCGAGAGAACGCCGGCCGCCGCGCCGCAAACACTTGGATCAGAGAGGAGGCCCTGGCCTTGAGATTTGCAGAACCCGAGGACGTGAAGCATTGGCGCGAGGCGAAGCACCGGCATGCACCGGCGTGCTGCCACACCTGCGAGCACTACGACCAGGACGGGCATTGTTCAATTTTTGACCAGCAACCGCCCGAGGATTTTGCGGCCATGATCGGCGCTTGCGATCAATGGGAAGAGGAAATACCATTTTGACCGTGACACGGGGGTCACATTCGTTTGCTAAAACATGGGCTTACGCGGGGCAAAGGGTCAGGAGGATCCATTGCCAGAGCTTCGTTTGTGCGTCGAATGCAAGCAAAAGTTCCCGCTCGACCACTTCTACCAGGATAAGCAGAAGGGGCTCTACAGGCGTGCCTGCAAGCCTTGCGAGTTCAAGCGCAAGAAGCGCCTGCACTCCGAGGATCCGACCCCGGAGCGTTTCCTGGGCTATCGGTGGAGCAAGCTGTGCCAAGTGCGCAGGCGCCGCGGGGTCTATGTGCAGAAGTCCCTGGTCGGATCCGCCGGCATCCCTTTCCTGATGAAACTCTGGGAGAAGCAGCGCGGGCGCTGCGCCCTGACCGGGCTGCCCATGACCTGGCAGATCGCCACCCGGGAAGACATCGCCAGCGGCTATGGCCTCGGGCGGAACGTGAGCGTCGACCGGATCGACAACGCTCGGGGCTATGTGAAAGGCAACATCCGTCTGATCTGCAGCCAGCTGAACTACATGCGCGGCAGCCTGGGCGACAATGATTTCATTCTATGGTGCGAGCTGGTGGTGCGGCACAACGGGCCGCCGCCGATCGGCTTTGAGAAGGAGAGAGAGCATGCTCAAGCAATGGCCGGAAACGATGAAGACGCTGGCGAGGTGCCAAGACGTGTGTGCTGAGGTGGCCCCGGGGTATGGCGACGACGCCGTTCGCCTGACCATGAACGATGGCGCCAGGAGCCTGAGCGACGTGTTTATCGTGAAGAACGAGATCGACCTGAACCGGGCCGCGAACAGCCTCATGCGGCGGCTAGTCGCGCTCGGGACGCCCGAGAAGCCACAGGGCCAGGGCTAGGAAGGGCGCGGCCATGATCAGCCCTGGGAGCAGGGCTACGGCGCCCAGGAGCAGCAGGGCGATGATGAACCAGTTCTCTGCGCTATTCATCGCCGTCTGCCCTCCGGGGTACGGTCGCCAGGCTGGGGCTGTCGTCGAGGAGGCTGCGCACCATCCGCCGCGCCTTCCTGATCAGCGCCGGGTCGCTGCTGATGATCGTGAGGGTGGCGCTGAAGTCACCGTCATCATCGCCGTCTAGGTCTTCTCGCCATTCCACTGAAAGCATCTCCTGCCCCCTCACTTGAGCCTGGCAACCTGGCGGTAGATGCTTTCGGCGGTCTTGGTCGCTGACTGCTTCACCATCCAGGGACACTCCCCTGACTCATCTTCGCTCCAACGGTGGCAGTCGTCCAGCAGGTGACCTAAAAGTTCATCCTTTGGGTCGATGTAGATGACGAGCGGATCCTCCCCGAGCACGGTCGGGGTGGGCTCGCCCCTGGCCTCACGCCAGCGGAAGAAGACCTTCGATAGCTTCAAAGCATTTTTAGGATACTTGCGTGGCCGGCCGGGTCCAGGCATGAAGATCCTCCTCTCGCGATGGCAATGGCGCGCCCCGACCCTGCTCCTCGGTGTGCTGGTCGCAGAAGCCTGCGAACCAGGCGCAGTGAAGGTACAGGCTACCTTTACCATGGGGGTTGTCGTCGTCAAAGCCCCCCAGCAGGTAGGCGGTGCGCCCGGCGTTGTAGGCCTTCTGCCAGGCCTGCTCCTTGAGTGTCTTCATCAATCCATGCTCCCGAATTGGGTCACGTCATGCTCGTGGTGATCGACATCAGGACCACGACGAACGACCCGAGAACGAAGGCCAAGAGGATCCGGTCGATGAGTCGGTTTGGATCCATTGATCGAGCGCTCCATGTCAGCCAGAAGCCCTAGGGTCTCAGTTACGACTCGGGTCGTGAAGCCGTTCCGGTTGAGCTCCCGCAGGAGCACCAGGTTCTTGCGGATCTCGGGGATCATCACTCACTCTCCTCGGGTCAGCTATGCCTGACCTTCATGCGTTGTTAGGGATAGCTCTGGCTGCCCTTTGCTTTTGCAATCGCCGCCCGCGCCGCGCCCACGGTCAGCGAGGTGTCAGCAGCATAGCCCAGCGCCTCTAAAAGCGCGGCGGTGCCCTCCAGCGCCTCCAGAAGATCAGGCGCGGCAGCGATGAGGCGGGCGTTGGCCTCTACGGTTCTTGGGTGCCAGTCAAGATGCGACTGTCTCATTACCTGCGGATCACAGGTGCAAATGTCGGGGACCGAATCGTTTTCGGTCTCTACTTGGGCGCCTACGGCAAGCCAAGGCCCCGGTGTGTGTTTGCTCATGCGTTCTTCTCCTTCAACTTGGCCTCGATGGCTCGGGCAAAGGGTATGTAGTGGAAGGGGAAACTAAACGTCTCTTCAATCTCCTCATCCGTCAGCCCAACCCACTCAGAGGGCGCTGCAAAAAGTTTTGCACCGAGCTGCGGGAAAATGCCTTCCTTCCACTCAACCTTGCCCCAATCCCCCACGACCGCCACCCATTCACGCTCAACCGCGTCTTGCAGCTCTTCGTAGATTTGCTTTTTCTTTGCCCTGAGACGCTCCACTTCCTCCTGCACCTTCAGGGCGTCGTTCATCGTCACCCCGGCTGTCCGCCGTTTGTGTTCTTCCTCAGTGACTTCCTTGTCGTTTAGCCACCACTGCTTCGTGCCGTCTGCTCGTTCAATAGCTGGCCCGTCCTCACGGTGGCGCTTGTCGCAGAGCCACCACTCCTTAGTGCCGTCCGCATACTCAATCGCCGGACCGTCTTCTCGGTGCCGCTTGCCGTCGAGGTACCACGCTTTACTGCCGTCCTCAAAGACTTTCACCGTGTACTCTTTCATTGCTGCTCTCCCTTTGAACCGTTAAGAAATCCTTACACGTTGCACTTTCCTGCGCCATCACTCTCCCTTTGCTTTTGCGATAGCGGCACGGGCTGCGTCCTCGGTCGCTTTGATTACACTCTTGGTGATTACTGCCATCATGGCGCCGATATCGGCGATCTGATCTTGGCTTAGGTATTCATCCAGCCCTCGCGGTGCGTAACTTCTATCACTAAGCACCATCACATTGAAACCTTTGAACTCCCCGCTGTCGAAGCGGGCGTTTACTACTACGTCTTTGTGTTGTGCAATTCTCATCTCTCAACTCCTTTACAGGTCAGTGTCATCTCCATAAACCCCACACAATTTACACACCTCAAGGTGCAGCTTTTCCATGACGTTATCGAACAGG